ACTTCTTGTGGGATCTACGATGATCCTGCGCTATCTTGAAGGTGCAGCTCTCGGCGCAATCATTGGCCTGATAATGACATTTTACTACGCATGGAGGAATGGATGAGGGAGTCTTGGCTGAACCCACACAGCGGCACGCTCAAGGAAGGCCTAATGGCCGAGTTCGCTGACAAGCCCTGCGCTGACTGTGGTGGTACGTTCTCGTGGGAGTGCATGGACTTTGACCATGTGCGCGGCGAGAAGCTCGGCAACGTAAGCACGTTGGCTCACAATCGAAGCCCAGCCGCAAAGCTGAGACTAGATGCAGAGGTGGCAAAATGTGACTTTATTTGTGCCAACTGCCACCGAACGCGAACATGGCGAAGTGATCGACCGCTTCCCACACACAAACGATACCGAAAGGGGGACTAATTGCCCTACATAATTAAGCACAACCGCTACCGCTACTACTCAGCACTCGTGGATCTGGAGCAAGGGCTCACCGAGTCAGGTTGGGAAGCTGGCCATCTGGTCTACATCTTCTACCGGCTGCTCGTGCGCTTTTGGAAGTTCGACCCGCGCTTCGCCACGATCAACACCATCCGAGGCATTTTGATGAGCACGCTCGCGGAGTTTGATCGACGAGTTGCGGCTGGCTACGAGGATAAGAAGATGGAGGAAAACGGAGATGTCTGAACTCTGGTTCATCTTCGGGGAGTACAAGTGTGGCTTTGTGGACATCCAAGACGAGGACGGGAGGGACATTATGACCCACGTCGAGCGTGTAGAGGCCGAAGAGATATGCGAGAGACATAATTCGCACTGGCACGATGATTGCAAGTAAAGGAGCTTCAATGGAAATCGCAATAACACTGGGCGTGACTGTAGTATTGGTCACGGCATTCTTGAGCGCCTGTAGCTGGGCGTTCAACCGGAACATCAAGAGGCGTGAAAGGATACTCAACAATGCCCAAACGAGGCGGTAAAGGTAGCGGGACGATTGGCGGGACGGTTAGCAGCACGGAGGCGGCAACCCTCGCCGACCTCAAGCGCACCACGGCACGGAGGCTGCGTGAGCGAGATCTGACAATCGACATCAAGGAAGATGAGATCGTGGTTCTTGACGAGGAGATCGTGGTCCTTGAGGAAGTGGTTGAGCAGGGCGGAACCGATGTGACTGCGGTGGTCGATGACCTCAGGGCCAAGCAAGTCCTCGTGAAGGCCGACCTCGTGACGATCCGATCTGAGGTCAACACACAACACGCACCGGGCATCTGGCCTGTACTCGACGACCTTCTGGTCCACATGGATGAGGAGTGTGACGCCATTCTCGCCGCTTACCCGGAGGGCTGGCCCACATGAGGGTTGAGTCAACACACAGAATCACTGGAAACAGGGCCACGTCTACTCCTGCGGGACTTTCTTCTCTCGCAGGTAGCCGTGGTCCAACCTTCTTCCGCGTTCGTCTGAGGGCATTCTACAGCTTTACAGACCATACACTTTCGAATCTGAGCAATATCGGGGGGTTGCAGCTGGAATCTATTAACGGACCACCAGAAGAAGCACCCCCCTCTAGAACAGCTTTAGATGCTTTAGACAGGTTAGCGTTTACCAAAGTATCTACATACATGATTACCTGTCTAAAACCCTCTAAATCCACGTTTAGTTATGGCGTAGACTATACAGTAAACGGACGAACCGCTTGGTTGAGAATGAAAAGCATGGATGCTGGAGTAGATTCTAGAACAGCTTTAGAGTCTAGTTGCAATTGTTTTCAGAAAAACCTATAATTGAATAGGAGGTAAGAATGAACATACAACAAAGACTAGCAGCAAGAAAAGAGCTGGCGAGGAAAGCAGCAAGGAAAGCAGCGCAGAAGCGCTACTACGACAGTGACAAAGGAAGAGCATCAAGGGTAAGGTACGAGGAGTCTGACAAAGGTATAGAAACCAAGAAGCGGTGCCAAGCAAAGTACAGGCAGACTGACAAAGGAAAAATGGCTGCACGTATCGCAGCTCACCGCTACAGCTGCAACAGAAGGAGTCGATGATGATTTTGTTCGAAATATTATTGTACGGGGTATGCTTCACCGTACTGGTTGGATTCATTTTCCTTTGTTCTGTACTGGGAGACTAGATGGCATTGATACGATTCGAGATGAAGGTTGAGCAGGTGACTCTGGTTGTCGAAGATGGTAAAGAGATGACAGAGGTCACTGACAGGCGTGTTGCAGAGTTCCTGCAAGAGGCGTTCAACGGTGGTGATGTACTGACCATCGCCATTGAGACAAACTTCGGTAGGGTGAGTGTCATCCCTGCCAAGGCGTTCAAGAGTGATGAGGAGCATGGCGTATGACTGAAGGGTTCCTGAAGAAGCGAATCAACACCTTGATGGAAGTGGGTGAGGCAAGGCTCGCTGACATTGATCGGTTGAATGGAGCGATAGATCAATGGCGTGAGCGGGAAGAGAGTCTCATGGCTGACAGGTATGAGCTGAGAGCAGAGGTGAGGGAGCTGTCCTTGAAGCTGTCGCTCGCGGAGGATCTGACCTTTCGGTACCAGAGCCTCGCCAATGCTCGCTTGATGGACTTGGCAGACCTCAGGGGTCAGCTCACGGTGGTGGAGGATGAGGTGAGTGGGATGCAGGACCTAATCGACCAATACGAAGACAGGATGGGCATATGAGACTGCTTGCGTATCTGGTGAAGATGCTTGACTGTGCGCTGACTGGCAAGACGTGGCGGGAGGTGGGTCACTCCATGCGCTCTCAGGGGATTCAGCGATTCATTGACGGAGAGGAGTATTATCTCTCCGATGGGGGGTACAGCCGGATCGTGTTTGGTAACAGTGGTTCGGTCTTCCTGACATCCAACAGCCTCGATGAGGCGAGGGTAGCGTGGAAGAGATCGCCTGAGCTGGTTCAGGACGTGCAGGACGAATGCCTGCGACTACGGGAGGAAGAGGTATGACAGGAAACAACGAAGTTCTGGGCATGATCTACGAGTACATCGAGAGCACCTACGGCGGGACTGACTACGGCGAGGGGTGCGTGTACGATTTCGAGAGCGCTCACGACGACGAGTACCGCTACATCGACACTGTGATCGAGCTGGCGAACTCCGCGGTGATCGTGAGTGATGAGCCGGGGGCTGAGCTGCTTCACAGGCTGGCGAACACTCACGGGGACGCGGTAGACATCACGGAAGGCAATTGGTTGGCTGACGTGTCTGATGAGATTCGGGAGATCCTAATTGAAAAATAAATTCGAGATGAGGCGCAGGCCATCAAAGCCGGCGGAACCGCGAGAGATCGACCTGACCATTGGTGACAGTCTCTCGTTCTCCGAGATGCGGCGGGCGATGCAGGCATTCGAGAAGGCGTACCCTGAGGGTAAGCTGATGATCGAGGCCTTGGAAGGTTGCAGCCACTACGCGACGATCATCTTCAGGGCTCCTGCGGCCTCTTACGAGCACTACGTTCGACAGCTTGAGGACTACCAAGAGGAGCTGGTCGGCTACAAGAAGTGGCAGCAGGACAACAAGGACGCGATTGGTGAGTGGAAGCGGGAGGAGAAGCGCGAGGTAGCTCTCCGCAAGCTGGCACGGACCAAGGCTCGATTGATCGGGGAGCTGAGCGCCCTCGAAATTAAGGAGCGCAGGCTATGAGCGACATCATTGAGCAGATTGGTCTGGAAACCCGGATGCGGAAGCTGGCGATTGACCAGTACCGCCGGGACCGGACCAAGGCGGAGGAGAAGAAGCTGGTGTCCTACCAAGGCGCTGGCCTCACCTCTATCACCCTCTTTATCGACCCGCTTGCAGCCGCTATTGCACATGCGTGCGACCGGAGAAAGAAAGGCCGGACAGCGGGTTGGGTCAAGAAGATGCGCCTCGCGGTTGTCCCGAATGACAAGACACGGATGGACCCTGACTACGTGCCGGCCTACAAGAACGTGGACTTCAAGAAGATCGCGCTGATCGTGGTGCGAACAACTCAGGATGAGGTCTGTGGCCGGATGCCGCTGGCGGCGCTGGGCAAGGTCATCGGTGGCAAGGTTCAGGACCAGATCATGCTGACCACGTTTGAGCGCTCCGCGGGCAAGGACTTCGGCAAGGCCATGAAAAAGATCGCCTCGTCGCAGAACTACTCGTACAAGCACAAGGTGATGATTGGCCTTCAGAACAAGAACGATCAGGTCAAGCCTTGGATACCGTGGACGCTGGAGGAAAAGGTGACAGTGGGCACTGAGCTGCTTGACTTGCTGCGCACGCTGTCCAAGATAGACGCTGAGGGCAACGAGGTGCTGTTCACTCTCATTGAGCGCGTGAAGAACGCCAAGGGCCAGTACTGCATCAAGAAGACAAAGGAGTTCGAGGACATGCTGGAAGAGGAACATGAAAGAGTGTCGGATCGGAACCCTCACTACCTCCCGTCGCTTTCCGAGCCGGTGGAGTGGGGCAAGGAGGTTGGCGGTGGCTGGCACACGATCGACCAGCGCCTCGTCAAGACCAAGCCCAGCACCGGCCAAGGCGACCCTAACATCAAGCCGGCACAAGCGATCCTCAACACGATCAACGCCGTGCAGAACACACCTTGGAGGATCAACGCCGAGGTACTGGTGACCCTGAAGGAGCTTTGGGACATCGAGGACCTTGAGCTACCGAAGATCCCGCAACGTGTGGAGCTGATCGAGCCCGCGCGCCCCGGCAACGTGCCGGCCAAGCTGAAGACCAAGGACATGACGGAGGACCAGCTCAAGTCGCTGTACGCCTTCAACGAAGCCAAGAAGATCTATCGGGTGACCAAGGACCGCAACGAGCAGCGCCTCGCCGCGGCTAGGAAGATCCTCAAGATGTCCTCAGACTACGCCCAGCGCGAGAAGTTCTACTTCGTTCACCAGTACGACTTCAGGGGCAGGCTCTACGCTTTGACCCGCCACCTGTCACCGCAAGGCCCGGACTTCGGTCGCGGGCTGCTGGAGTTCGCCACCCCGAAACCGTTGGGGACGCAGGCCGCGGCTGACTACTTCCAGATCTGCGGTGCTCAGCACTTCGGCGAGGAAGACGGTACGCTCAAGGCACGCTGGGAGTGGACGGTCAACCACGAGGAGCAGATCCTTGAGGTCTTCGATGACCCCATCTCAAACAAGTGGTGGATGGAGGCTGACGAGCCGTACCAATTCCTGCAATTCTGTCTCGCATGGGGGCAGTGGCACGAGACAGGCTACGATCTGAGCTGGGAGTGTCGGAAGGTAATCCCGCTTGATGGCTCAGCTAATGGAACGCAACACCTCGCGGCATTGATACGTGACGAAGAGGCTGCTGAGGCGTGTAACATGCTGCCCGGGCACGAGCCCCGCGACATCTACCAAGACATCGTGGACGCCGTGAAAGTGGAGGTCGAGATCCTTGAGACAGGCTACGACCCCAACGATCGGAAGCTCGCCCGGGAGTGGCTGAAGAGTGGGCTGCTCGTGCGTAAGGCTCTCAAGAAGCAGGTGATGACGACGAATTACGCGATCACCAAGTACGGGATGCGTGACCAGCTCGTTGACTACCTTGAGGAGTTGGCCGGCGAGGGCAAGCCGGTGGATCTGGAGAGCATCTGGCTTTCGTGCAACTGGCTCAACGAGATCATCTACCGCGTGATCGGCACCAAGCTGTCGGGACCGCGCAAGGTGATGGAGTGGCTGAAGGAGTGTGCGACGAGGCTGTCCAAGAAGGGCTTGCCGATCAAGTGGCAGACCCCTCATGGTTTCCGTTGCACTCAGGCGTACAGGACCGAGACTAAGAGCAAGATCACCACCCACCTGTCGGGTACCATCCAGCTCGTGCTCTACAAGCCGACAGAGCGGATTCACAAGGGTCAGGCGAGGTCTGGTATCAGCGCCAACCTCGTCCACTCGCTTGACGGCTGTCACCTCAGCTACACGATCAACGAGGTGGCACGGCGGAGCGCTCTGGCTGAGTCGCCTGCTTCCTTCGCTGTCATCCACGATAGCTTCGGCGTACATGCCGCAGACACCCCGCTGCTGGCCGAGGTGCTCCGCAGCGAGTTCATCTCCATGTACCAGAAGAACGATCCGTTGGACCAGCTCAAGACGAAGATCGAGATTGAGACTCACATCGAGATGCCGGAGCTACCCGAGAAGGGCGAGCTAGATCTGGCCTCCGTGGCTGATTCAGCCTTCTTCTTCGCTTAGGCATTAACGGACCACTAGAAGACTCGAACCGTCTTCACTCCTAATGTGGTGTTGGAGAGTTAGAACCGGCAGGACCGAGGTTATGGGATGGGCGTCCCTGCTTCGGTCCTGCCGTTTCATTTTGGAGGTTCCATGAAATTTGATCTGACAAGGATTTACGACATCACCCCCCTGCTCGTCAAGAACGTGGCGATGAAGGTGTGTGGTGTGTTGCAGAATGAGCGGCCCGAGGTATTCTTGGCCGGCTTCGCCTGCATGTTTGTGGAAGTCTGTCGAGTGATGCACGTCGAGCCCAGATCGGTGCTCGATGCTAGCGACAGGATTATGAGGACGGCGGCTGACAAGCATCCGGTTGAGCTTCGGGCTCTGCGCCGTTTCATCAATGAGGACATCGTTGAGAAGAGAGGACTATAATGGAATTCGTACTGGGCTTCTGGCTGGCTTGGAAGTTCGAGATCATCGGCGCCGCCATTGTTTTGATGGTGCCGTTCTTGAAGAAGCACTACGATAACAACGTGATCGTCGCCACCTTCTTGAAGCAGGGCTTGGAAGTTCTGGCTTCAAGGATGGAAGAAGAGAACCCGGCTGCGACTACCAACTCAGCTAAGACGCGGCACCGTAAGAAGATTCGAAAGGATCTGGCGAAGGCGGCGAGAAAAGCAAATCGGGGGAAGAAGTGAAATTTACTTTGACCGCTCACTCAGTACGTGGTGATGGAGTGACCGATACAGAAGTCACCCTTTCGGGGGCCACTCAGGACGATGTGTCACTTACCATTGGTGGTGCGTTCGTCGAGATGTCACCCAACGAGATGCTTGTGGCGTACCGACTCATCAAGCAAGCACTCGACTTTGGAGAGTACATATGAAAATTCTGATCGCGCTACTCACCACACTCATCATAGTGTGCATCGCCGGGGTGCTGCTGCTCGCCAAGTCAGAGCCGACTGGCCCCGTCGTAGACAACACCGAGTACACCCTCGTGGTGTGCTTCAACGGTGACAAGCCGACCTTCGGTGGGCTCGTCGAGGATGTACGGGTACGGGTGGAGGGTGTGTTCTTTACTGACACCTTCGGCCTTCAACATTTCACAACTGGGGTGTGCGTTGTCACGGAAGGCACGCAGGCTCAATTCGCGGCACAGACAGAAGCCGCCGCACAAGGAGAGGCTTCTACTGTTGAAGCCACTAACGAAGGAGAAGAATAATGGCAGGACGAAGAGGATGGAAAGACTTTACGAAACTCGTCACCCCGGCTGGAACATTTCAGTTTCCCAAGCTGACCGAACCGGACACGAAGTTCAATGAGTATGGAGAGTACAGCGTCGGCGTGGTGCTGACGGGTACGACAGCAGAGAATCTGGTTGAGTTGATCGACGAGGCCTACGACATCGAGTACAAGGCTGAGTGTGAGTCGCACGGCAAGACCCTGAAGAAGTACGAGAACAAGCCCTACGCACCGACCACTGACCGCGACAAGAACGTAGTCGAGGGTAGCGTCACCTTCCGTTGCAAGCGCAAGGCGGGTGGGATGTATGGCAAGGGTCACAAGAAGGCGGGTCAGGAATGGAGCGCATCGTTCCCGATCTTCAGTGCCGCGGGTACCGAGAAGGTCACCGAGCCGGTCTGGGGTGGGTCCGTTGGTCGAGTGTCCTGCACGTTGGTTCCGTGGTACACCCCTTCGTTGGGGTTTGGCTTGAGGCTTCAGATCGAAGCTGTCAAGATTCTCGAACTCGTCAGTGACGGCGACAAGCAGCCCTCTCAGTTTGGCTTCGATGATGAAGACGGCTATCAGGCTGCACCTCCCGTCGCAACGGCAGAGGAGACTCCCAACAATGACGAACCCGTGGGCGAAGCAGAAGGCGGCTGCGATTTCTAACCGCAAGCGGGCCAGCAAGTTTGAAGAGAAGTTCGAAAAGTCCTTGATCGCCTCTGGCATTAGGTATGTCTATGAGGCGGTCAAGGTGTGTTTCACACCTCCCCTCAAGACCCGCACGAAGACGTGGGACTGGCTCATTACGAACAAATCTGGGAAGATGTGGGTGGCAGAGACTAAAGGGTACTGGGAGCGTAAGGTTCGGATAGCCGAAACCTGCGCGATCAAGCAAAATCCCGATGTCGATGTCCGTTACATCTTCCAACGTGCGAAGACCCCGATTGCCAAAGGTAGTAAGACCACCTACGCAATATGGTGTGACAAGCACGACATCCTCTGGGCGGAAGGCACTATTCCTTCGGCTTGGTTGGATGAATAACCTGAGCGACGTGGTGCGACAACGCTACGAAGGGACGCCCTGTAAGGATTGTGAGGGGGTGTACCCCTACGAGTGCTACGATCTGGACCACGTTGAACCGGAAGACAAAGCATTCACGATCCAGAAATTACGGAAGTGGAAGGACACACCAGAGAACCGGCTGATCCTATGGCGAGAGCTTGCCAAGACTCAGTGGGTGTGTCGCAACTGCCACGCTACAAGAACCCTCAAGGCGAGGGTGGAAGGAAGGATAAAATCAGGACGACCCAAAGGAAGCAAGGATCGACAGCCACGAAAGGGGAAAGGACAATGAGCGAGTCAACAGTCGTCGATCAGGGACCGTGCGAGCAGTGCGGGTCCTCTGACGCGAACACACTTTACAGCGACGGGCACAGCTTTTGCTTTTCGCAAGGCTGTGGTTCATACATTCATGGTGAGAGCAGCGGACCATCCGAGGGTAGCTCCGTGTTGGTACCGGGTGGATACTCCCCGCTGCTCTCCCGCCGTTTGACAGAGGCAACTCTGAAGAAGTTTGACTACCGCATCAACATGCAAGAGGGTGGTCACTTCGCAACATTCTACGATAGCAAGGGCCGGGCGGTAGCACAGAAAAGACGGGGTAGGGACAAGAGTTTCTCTTGGGTGGGCGACCCTACCACCGCTTTACTGTTCGGCCAACAGCTCTGGAAGGAGGGCGGTCGCAAGATCGTCGTCACTGAAGGAGAGATCGACGCGATGGCGATGTCACAAGTGCAAGACAACCGCTGGCCTGTCGTTTCCATCCGTGATGGAGCCGGCGGCGCAGTGAAGTCTGTCCGTGCTAGCCTTGAGTTCCTGTCCTCATTTGAGGAAGTCATCTTCATGTTTGACATGGATGAGCCGGGACAGGCCGCGGCAATCGAGTGCGCTGAACTCCTCCCGCCGGGCCACGCCTTCATCGCTAACCTCCCTCTAAAGGACGCTGGCGAGATGCTGGTCCAGTGCAAGGAGAAGGAACTCATCCACGCGATGTGGCAGGCCAAGCCGTACCGGCCTGACGGTATCGTGTCGGGCTCGATGATGTGGGACCTGCTACAGTCGCCGGACCCCATCAAGGAAGCGAGCTACCCGTATCAGCAACTCGATAATGTGTTACACGGATTGAGGCGCTCTGAGATAGTCACCTTTGCTGCGGGCACGGGTATTGGTAAGAGCACCATCTGTCGAGAGATTGCCTTCAACCTGATTGTGAACCAAAATCAGAGGGTAGGGTACGTTGCCCTTGAAGAGACAACCAAGAAGAGTGCGCTCGCTTTGATGAGCATATACCTTGATCGTCCTCTCCACCTTGAGCCCATTGACATCGAAGACCCCGCATTCAAGGAGGCCTACGAGGCAACGCTGGGCTCAGATCAGGTGGCATTCTATGACCACTTCGGATCTACCTCAAGCGATAACCTGCTTGGCAAGATCCGGTACATGGTGAAAGGATTAGGGTGTAACTTTATTGTGTTGGACCATATTAGCATCATGGTTTCGGGCACCGAATCTCGTGACGGCGAACGGGTTATGCTCGACAGAGCCATGACCAAGCTGGCCTCGCTGGCACGGGAGGTCAACTGCTGCTTGATGATTGTGTGCCACCTCCGCAAGGCACCCGGTAACGGGAAGTCCTTTGAGGAAGGAGCACGTATCACGCTGGCAGATCTCAGAGGTACCGCGGGCATCGCGCAGCTATCCGATGCAGTCGTAGCAGTAGAGCGCAGTCAAGTAGACCACGGCGAGGCCGGGCTTACGACGCTGCGTGTCATCAAAAACAGATTCTCTGGGGTGACCGGAGAGGCTGGTCAACTCACGTATGACTTCAAGACCGGGAGGTTGAAAGAACATGACCACTTCCAAGAAGCAGATAACAGCGAGGCCGGCGAGCAAGCACCTGAATTCTAAGGTTTTGCTCGACGAGTTCCGCAAGCTGACAACCAGACCGCAGTACACGATGGGTGTACGAGGTCCCGCCGAAGACATCATGGAGCAGACAGTAATCGTGGGTTCGATCCCTGTCGAGGAAACCAACGAGCACAGACTCAAGCTGGCTGAGAAGGTTCTCCTGTGTGCGAGTCAGTGCTTGGAACTAGAGCTGACCATTCAGAGAGCCAACGACATGCTTGGTGATGACAAGCTGGCAGCGCTGGGCGACAAGCCGAAGGGCGGTCAGTACCTATGATGCTGTGTATCCGAGCGTTTGCACAAGGCCTGTTCTTCGGAGCAGGCGCGCTCGTTGCCTTCGTGATCTACGGAGCATTGAGCACAGCATTCTGGTACTTCGTGGCAACGACAGCGATGGACTACGGCGGCGATGACACAAGCTACGGAAGAGAAGTCAGCCTGCTTCACTACCCTTCACACGATTGGAGCTACCATGACAGCGATTGTGAAATCCAAAGAGAGGAAGGAACTCCTCTTCGATTTAGAGACAGACGGCTTGCTCTCCGATGTCTCCGTGATTCACTGCGGCTCCGTCCTGAATATGAAGTCAGGCGTCCAAACATCCTACGGACCGACCCAGATTCCCGAGCTGATTGACGAGCTGAAGAGTGCTGACGTTCTCATCGGCCACAACATCTGTGGCTTTGATGTCCCTGTGTTAGAGAAGCTGCACGGATACGAGGGTGGTGTTCAGCAGTACATCGACACCCTCTCGGTATCGCAGGTTCTCTACCCCGGCTCACGTAAGACCTCGATCCTCCGCGTGCTTGACATCAAGAGCATGAAGGGTGTTGGTAACACACACGTGATGCCCACCGAGTTCATTGGCCGGCACAGCCTGAAGGCATGGTGCCACAGGCTCAAGCTGGGTGACGCTGGCAAGGCTGACTACGATGGTGGTTGGGAGAGCTTCAGCCAAGAGATGATGGACTACTGCGATCAGGACGTGCGCGCCAATGCCATCCTGCTAAAGCACTTCCTCGCAAAGCCTTGGCCCGTCGCTGTCTACTACACCGAGTCGATGATGACCTACATCCTTACACGTCAGTCGAAGTTCGGTATCGGTTTCGATGAAGATACAGCGATCGAACTCATGGCTGACTTGACGCAGAAGCGAGCCGACCTGACTCGTGAACTTCAAGCCGTGTTTCCCCCGATCCAAGTACCCGAGGGCAGGCCGAAGCAGTGGAAGAAAAACATGACCTGCCGCAAGTACAAGGAAGGTGAAGACGGTTGGTTCCCTCCCCGCATCAAGGGGGAGTGGCACCAGAAGATGAAGACGCAGGAGTTCAACCCCGGCAGCACCCAACACGTAGCCGCGAGACTGATAGAGCGGTACGAGTGGGAGCCGCAGGCGTTCACACCGGGTGGTCAAGCGCAGGTAACCGATGAGATCCTCCGCGATCTCCCGTGGCCCGAGGCGAAGCAGTGCGCTGACTACCAGATAGTCAAGTCGGCCCTCTCGTATATCAGTACGGGTGACACTGCTTGGCTCAAGCTGGTACGTGATGGTCGTATTCATGGCCGTGTCCAAGCGTGCGGCGCAGTCACGCACCGAGCCTCGCACTCCCAGCCCAACCTTGCCAACGTCCCTAAGGTGGACAAGGCATACGGGAAAGAGTGTCGGGCACTGTTCGTTGCTGGTGGCGGGAGCACTCCGCTGAACTACAAGTTGGTTGGGTGTGACGCATCCAGTCTTCAGCTTGCCATCTATGCTCACTACGTTTCCAAGTATGACGGTGGGCTACTGGCTGAGCTGGTAGAAGGTGAAGACGCTGACCCGCACGAGTACATGCGGAAGGCGAGTGGCCTCTACTACCGAGAGAACCAGAAGACTCTGACCTACGCTACGTGGTTCGGAGCACAGTCGTACAAGCAGGGTCAGATTGTGTTGCTCGATTGGCGCATGGCCTTTGACGCAGGGCTGACAGATGAACCCGTCCCCGGTCTTAGACAGGCCGCGGCGCTGGGTGTGGCTGTCAACGCTAGGATGCTGAACAACATGAAAGGCTTTGAGGACATGGCGAAGGCGTGCAGTAAGTCTGCGCTCCGTGGTTACATCGTGGCCTTGGATGGCCGGCGCATCCCTGTGACACAAGAGCGACTGGCACTGCTCACTCTACTGCAAGGCAACGAAGCAGTGGTGATGAAGACAGCCTACCTGATTGCATACGAGAGGCTGAACGACGAGATCAAAGCAGGCACAGCTCATCCCGCACTGTGGGTGCATGATGAGTTCCAATGGGTATGTCATCCGACCTTGGCTGACTCCGTTGGGCAAGCCCTGTCTGAGTGCATAACTGAAGCCGGCCAAAAGCTCGGCCTTCGGTTGAACCTTGGTGCGAAGTACAAGGTGGGTGACTCTTGGGCAGAGACACACTAAGGAGAATCTATGCTAGAAACAATCCGAATGGTGTACCTCGCCGGTGCCGTGGAGCTTGAAGATACATGGCGGGCGAGGGCCACCGAGGAGCTGATCGCCGCGGGCTTCTATCCGCTCGACCCACTCCGAGGTGAGAAGTGTAAGGTTGTCGGGAAGCACCTCGTTCCCAACGTACCTGCTGAGCTGATCGTGGCGCGAGACTTGAATGACTTGCGCCGCGTCGAGCAGTCGGCAGGCGTGTGCCTCATGCACTTCCGACAGACTGAAGACGGACGCCAGCCCACGGCCACACTCTGCGAGATGATGTGGTGCTACGATCATGGCGTCCCCATCATCGGTATCATCGGACCCAAGTGTTCGCCGTACCTGCGCGAGCACCCGTGGATCAAGGTTATGGTGACCCACCGAGTCACGTCGCTGACGGCTGGGCTGGAGGTCATCACAGAAACGTTCAAGTAGGAGAGATTATGGACTTTGGAATTTTGGTTGCAGTTTACATCGCGGGTGTGGTCGTTGGTGCTTGCGGCGCGATCGTCGCACTCACGTACTAAAGGAGAGAGAAATGGTTGAGTGGATGGACACGTATTTCTTTGAGCTTGTTTTCCTCTCCGTGTTTGGGCTTCCGTTTGTGCTCGCCGCTTCGTGCTGCTTGTACTGGACGGTTCAGGAACGTCGGCTGAGGGCCAACCCCCACCGTATGAGCACACGAGAGATGGAGAAGTTCAACAGAGAGAGGAGTGAGAGATGATTGCATTGATTGACGCTGACATCGTGGTATACCAAGCATCCTTCGGGGCGCAGACCACTACCGACTGGGGTGACGAGGAAGATGTCGTCACGATCAGCGGGAGTAAGTTCGA